AAGCATGACGACACAGTTGATGCTCTGTCTTATCAAGGTATCTTGATTGATAAGATGACAGAGGGTTTAACACAAGAAGAAATTACAGAGGAAGAATATGATCGTGAGTATGAATCATCTGGCTGGAGTGATCTTGGCCGAGACGAATTAACAGGCTATTAAATATGAAACTACAAAAAATTTTAGAGTCCTCTAATCTTGCGGCAGATCTCTCTGATGATAAACTAATTGAGATTGGTAACGATGTTGTTATCGGCTATGAGACAGACTTAGAGTCACGTAAACCATGGGAAAAAGATCTAAAGAACTGGACAGAACTTGCTCTACAAGTTGCTTCTGATAAAACATTCCCATGGCCAAATGCTGCTAATATCAAATACCCACTACTAGCAACTGCTGCTATGCAGTTTGCCGCTCGCGCTTATCCAACCCTAATTCCATCTAATGGTAAAGTTGTTAAGTGCAAAGTCATTGGTTCTGATCCAACAGGAGAGAAATCAATGCGAGCTTTCCGTGTATCCACACACATGTCTTATCAAGTCATGGAGCAAATGGATGGGTGGGAAGAAGATATGGATAAGCTTCTAATTGCTCTTCCAATCTCAGGTACTTGCTTTAAGAAAACCTATTGGGATAGTTCTAAACAACAGAATTGTTCTAAGCTTGTACTACCAAAGTCACTTGTTGTTAACTACTGGACCCGCTGTTTAGAAGATGCAGAACGTATTACTGAAGTCTTTTATCTATCTAAGCGTAAGGTAAAAGAACGTCAAAATCTTGGCATCTTTATTGATGCAGAACTTGGAGATCCACAAACTCCTGCTGACGATGTAACAACATCTATCAATAGAAGTTTCCAGCGAGCAAGTGACTTTGATGAAACAACACCATACACAATCTTAGAACAGCATACATATTTAGATTTAGATGAAGATGGTTATGCTGAACCATACATTGTTACTGTAGAGGCTGAGTCTAATAAAGTTCTTCGTATTGTACCGCGCTTCTCTGAAGCTGATGTACTTATGGATGATAAGCAAAATGTAGTTTCTATTGAAGCTGTTCAATATTATACTAAGTATGGTTTCATTCCTAATCCTGATGGTGGCTTCTATGATATTGGTTTCGGTAGACTTCTTGGACCTCTTAATAATTCTGCTAATACTATTATTAACCAGTTGGTTGATGCTGGTAGCCTATCTAACCTCCAAGCTGGCTTCATCGGCAAAGGCTTGCGAATCAAGATGGGAGAAACAAGATTCCAACCCGGTGAGTGGAAAGCCGTCAACGCGGTTGGTGATGATCTTAAGAAACAGATTTTCCCATTACCAGTTAGAGAACCTTCACAAGTCCTTTTCAATCTACTAGACCTACTACTTAAATCAGGCAAAGAACTAGCTTCTGTAGCCGAGATCTTCGTTGGTAAGATGCCGGGTCAAAACACACCAGCCACCACTACAATGGCTAGTATTGAACAGGGTATGAAGGTATTCACTGCTGTTTACAAACGAGTATACCGCTCACTAACTTCTGAGTTCCGTAAGATTTATAAACTAAATCAACAGTACATGAATCCAGAAGAGTACATTTCTATCTTAGACAACCCAATTCCACAAGAAGATTACAAGGGTCCAGAGGATGACATTATTCCTGGTGCTGATCCTTCTGCTGTCTCTTCACAAGAGAAGCAGCAGAAAGTTCAAGCTGTCATGCAACTGCTAAATCTTGGTACTATCAATCCAATGGCTGCTACTCTAATGTACTTAGAAGCACATGAGATTCCAGAAGCTGAGATTAAGAAACTAGCAATGCAACCACAACCAAAGACAGATCCAAAGGTAGAAGCACTACAAGCCAAGGCTGCCATCGACCAGCAAAAAGCTCAGAATGATATTCAAATCTCACGTGAAAAACTGCGTATGGATCAGATGACAAAAGAGCAAGAGATGCAACATAAGGCTACCCTACAACGTATGGAACTTGAGGGTAAGCAAATGGAAGGTATCCTAAAAGGTCGTGCTGCCACACTAGATCTACAAGCTACTGCTGCACAGCATGGACAAGCCATGCAACAACAAGCACAGCAAAACCAGATGAAACTTGCCACACAACATGCAAGTCATCAGCAACAACTGCAACAACAAAAAGAAAACACTAAACTATCTCTAAAGAAGAGGACAAAACCTAATGACAGTAATCAGCAAAAGTGATTTTGATAACTGGAAATCAGATCCAGTAACTAAAGCATTTTTTCAAGCCGCACAGGAGCGAGTTGAAGAGGCTAAGGATGTTCTATCCGTTGAGGCTGGCCTAAACCCAGTACAAGATAATACATTACGAGGTCTCATCAAAGCCTATCGAGAGATGCAAGATTTCCGTGTAGAAGATATCGAGGAGATTGAAGAATGATTCGTATTCTTCTACACCACATTCTTGTTAAACTAGATGATGCCACAGAAGCCGATGAAACCTATCGTCGTGCTAAAGCTCTGGGCATTCATCTAGAACTAGATAAGCGAGAACAACAAGCTGTCGAGTATGGCACTGTAATTCAAATTGGTCCAACAGCCTTTAAAGATCTTGGTGGAAATCCAGATCTTGTTAAAGTTGGAGACAGAGTATCTCTTACCAAATATTCAGGTAAGCGTATTGTAGATTCAGATGGTTCAGAGTATTTGTTGTTTAACGACTCGGACATTTTAGCAGTTATTGAATAAGGAAAATAGAATGGAACTAGAACTCCAACAAACCCAAGAGGTTAATCAACCAGTAGTTGATGAACAAACTCAAACAATCCAACAGGATCCAGCACCTCAAGTAGATTCCTATGAACAACAAGCTCGTGAGCAGGGCTGGCGTCCAAAGGAAGAATATGAAGGTGATCCAGAGAAGTGGCGTCCAGCAAAAGAATTTGTGGAACGCGGAGAACTCTTTGGCAAGATTGACCATATGGGTAAAGAGCTTAAGGAAACTCGTAAAGCTCTTAAGATGTTGCAGGAACATCATTCTAAAGTAAAAGAAACTGAATACAATAATGCGCTAAAGGAACTAAAGGCTCTCCAAAAGAAACATCTAGAAGAAGGTAATTCTGATGGATACCTAGAAGCGACAGAACTACTAACCGATCTAAAGGCAGAACAAAAAGCTCGAGAGGTTGTAGTACAGAATCAACCAAACCAACCTGATCCACGTTTTATTGCTTGGACTCAGGAAAATAAATGGTATCAGACTAATGTGGAAATGCGTGAATATGCTGATACAGTTGGTATGGGGTATGCCAGTCGTAATCCGGGTGTTGATCCAGAAGCCGTTCTTCAATATGTAGCAAAGGAAGTAAAGGCTCGATTTAAAGATAGTTTTGTAAACCCAAATCGTAGTAAACCTAATAGTGTAGAAGGTGCTAGTGCACCAGCCGCTACTAAAAGTTCATTTGAACTTACGGATGATGAACGTCGTGTTATGAATACTTTTATTCGTACAGGTGTTATGTCCAAAGAAGAATATATTGCAGAGATCAAGAAGATGCGAGGTACTAAATAATGACTAGAGAATCTAATAAGAGTGCACGAGTAGCACGTAAGCCACTAACCCAACGTGGCCCACAAGCGATTGCTGGAGATAAAAATCCAGAGTTTGAATATCGTTTTGTAAATGATACCGGTAGTCGTATCCAGAACTTTAAAGCTGCTGGATATGAATTTGTAACTGGTGACGATTTGATCGTAGGTGATAATCGTGTATCTGATGCTACTGATCTTGGCTCTGCTAAACGTGTTATTAGTAATGATGGCACTACTTCTTATTTAATGCGAATTAAAAAGGATTGGTATGAAGAAGATCAGGCAAGCAAGGCTGCTGCCATTAAAGAGCAGGAAGCCGCAATGAAACAAGAAGCCTCTGCTGGGATGTATGGTAAACTCAACATCTCATAAAGCTTCTTCATAACCTCTAAGGAAAATGAATGGCTAATATTTCCAAAATCAACGGCTTTAAACCCGTTAAACATATTACTGGTGCACCATATAATGGCCAAGCTAATATTTATGCTGTAAAGTCAGGCGAGAAGTTTGTAGCTGGTGACCCTGTTAAACTATCTGCCGGTGCCTCACAAGGCGGTGTTGCTGAAGTTACTGTTGCTACTAATGATGCCGCTGTTCTAGGTGTTGTTGTTGGTGTTGTTCCAGCTAAGATGGATCCAGTAACCGGCAAGATGTCTGCTGGTTCTATCTCTCTTGATACCCCTGTTTCTGTTACTGGTGGTTCTACTCCAGCATTCGTTCTAGTTGCTGATAGTCCAGATATTATCTACGAAGTTCAGAAGGCAACCTTCACTGCTACCGACGTTGGTACTGCTGGCGGCTTCGACTTTGCTGGTACTCAAGGTGGCGATGCTGCTACCGGTACTTCTGGTTTCTATGTTACCGATACTGCAACTGGCGTTGTTCAAGTCCTCGGTCTAGTTCAGCGTGTTGATAATGAAGCCGGTGCCTATGCTAAGGTACTAGCTCGCTTCAACAGCAACAACTTTGCTCTATAAGAAAGGACTAAATAATGTCTGGTATTATTACTTCTAGCTCATTTGCTAAACTACTATGGCCCGGCCTAAATTCTATTTATGGCAAAGCCTATAATGACTATCCTGTTGAATGGGACAAGTTATTTGAAAAGAATAGTTCTGATCGTGCATACGAAGAAGATCTAGGTCTAAGCTCTTTCGGTCTTGCTTCTGTTAAGAACGAAGGTGCTCCAATCACTTATGATACTGAGCGTCAAGGTTTCACCTCTCGCTACAACCATGTAGTGTACGCTCTTGGCTTTATCGTTACTCGTGAAATCTTCGAAGATGATCAGTACGGTAAGGTTGGTGCACAGAAGGCCAAGGCTCTTGCTCGTTCAATGCGACAGACCAAGGAAATTGTAGGTGCTAACATCTACAACCGCGCTTTCGACAGCAACTATAAGGGTGGTGATGGCGTTGAGCTAATCTCAGCATCTCATGCTAACGTAGCTGGTGGTACTTTCTCTAACAAGATTGGTACTGCTGCTGACCTATCAGAAGCTGCTCTTGAACAAGCTGTTATTGATATCGCCGGTTTCCGTGATGATCGTGGTCTACTAATTGCTGCTCGTCCTGAGAAGCTAGTTATTCCATATCAACAAACCTTTGAAGCCAAGCGTATTCTTGGTGCCGATGGTCGGGTTGGTACTGATCTAAATGATCCAAACGTTCTTAAGGATATGGGTCTATTTGGTAATGTTGTTATCAACCACTACCTAACTGATCCAGATGCTTGGTTCATTCTAACCAACGTTAAGGATGGTCTAAAGTATTTCGAACGTCGTGGTGACCAATTCGAAATGGATAATGACTTCGA